CGCATTTAAGTCATTAAAAAAGACTCTCTGATATGTCTGGTTCTGATCATACAACTATTGTCCCCCCTCTCTGCAGCGAGCCTCATGACAGAAGACTCGAGAGGGCGCTGGAGAAACTAACGGACGTATCAACCGATCTTAATACGTTGTTAGCTGTCCACGAACAAAGAATTAACCAACAAGAGAAAGATCTGGNCTCTATGCACGATTCTATAGAATTGAGACGCGNAGAATTACAAGAAGCGTTGGATAAGGTCTACAAAACCATGCATGATGAAGATATGCAGGTTGTGGCGAAATTAGATGTAATGAGACTTGAACAGATCTCACAATACGAAGGACTGACAGAAAAACTCAATACCATGCAGAGATATTTCTGGATGTATATTGGCGGCTTCACAGCGGTTATATTCTTCATCTCAAACAGCTCACAAATAATTTCACTTTTCACAAATTAACGCTTGCCTTTTAAGTGCAACAACGGTATAATAGGTTGTCGCTTTCGAAAAGGTATATTAATGCATTGGTTAGAACATAAGTATATTAACCTTCTATCGTCTAAACTCGATAAGTTTAAACGTAAGACGTCTACTCTGTACAACTTCAGATGCCCTATTTGTAACGACTCTGATACCAACAAGCAGAAAGCCAGAGGTTACATATACGAAAAGAAAGGTAAGATGTCGTTCCACTGTCATAATTGTGGTGCATCTGCTTCTATTAATAACTTTATCAGACAAGTTGACAACACTCTCTATAACGAAATGAGAATGGAAAGCCTAGCTGAAAAAGCATCTACAGATACTAAAAAAACTGAACTTGATAAATTTGTGTCTAAGATGAAGAAGCCTGTTTTCTTAAAGACTGGTCCATTAAAAAGACTGAAGAAAATCAGTCAGTTAAACCACAACCACCCATTAAAACAATACGTTGCTGGTAGGAAGATTCCCAATCAATATCACGCAAAGATGTTTTTGTGTCCAAAGTTCTTACATTTCGTTAATGAGCTCATCCCAGATAAATTCGAACCTAAAGCTTTGAAGTACGACCAGCCCAGATTGTTGATACCTTTCTTTAATCAAGAAAAGAATATGCACGCATTACAGGGTAGAGCTTTAGACAAGAATAAGAACACCACTAAGTATATTACCATTGTACTTGATGAGAACACCCCAAAAATATATGGTCTTGATACCGTTGACCCTTCAGAGAAGGTATACTGTGTTGAAGGACCAATCGATTCGATGTTCATACCAAATTGCGTAGCTTCGGCTGGTGGTGATGTTAGTGCAGTTGGTGAAGAGTTTAGAGATAGTGATCTTGTTATTATATATGATAATGAACCAAGATCGCACGAGACAGTTAATAAAATCCAGAAAGCGATAGACAAAGGATTGAGCGTTTGTATTTTTCCAGATAACGTAGTACATAAAGATATAAACGATATGGTGATGTGTGGTAATTCACCAGAAGCCATTAAAAAACTAATAGACGAAAACACATTCAAATCATTAACAGCGAAATTGAGACTTTCGAATTGGAGAAAAGTATGAGCAGCAAAGTTAGAATTATTGGTAAAACTGAAGTGGTGTGCGATGATCTGGCCGGATCATCGATGGATTCACAATCACTGATTGCATATTGTGCACGCATCAGTAATCCATCTGGTCAAACACGTACGGATTCGGAAAAGCTGATCGAGTATTTGATTAAAAATTCCCACTTTTCGCCTTTTGAAATGGTTTCTGTCCTGATGGAAATTGAGACAACTCGCGATATAGCTAGACAGATTTTGCGCCACCGTTCTTTTTCTTTCCAAGAATATAGCCAACGGTACGCTGATCCAACTAAAGATCTAGATTTTGTAACGCGCGAAGCTCGTCTCCAAGACACTAAGAACAGACAAAATAGTATTGAGATAGAAAATGATTCAGAATTGCATAGAGATTGGAGAAACGCTCAGGATGGTTTGATTGACGATAGTAAAGAAGTGTACTTGTGGGCTATTAGAAATGGCATAGCTAAAGAGCAAGCTCGTGCTGTTCTGCCAGAAGGTTTGACTGTTAGTCGTATGAATATGAATGGAACATTACGCTCATGGATTCATTATTGCGCATTACGCTGTGGACCAGAAACTCAGAAAGAACACAGAGAAATTGCCACACAATGCTGGGAGCAGATTTGTAAGCACTATCCTATCGTCGCCAACGCATTAGATCATGTGGAATTATAGTAATGGACGAATATGCATTAGATAAAAAACAAATTATCGATAATTTGTATCCATTAGCTCTGGATGCATTTGATGAACACATGAATATAAACAGAACCATAACATATCTTAAAATTTGTGCTGAAAATGGTTATGCACCGGCGCTTGGTAAGTTAGGTTTCCTATATAGCGAACGGATAAAAGATATTAAACAAGCAGAATATTGGTATAATAAAGCGCATGAAGTAGGCGATCAGAATGCAGAACATTACATGCGTTCTATGAAGGAAGGGGCGTAAACTAGAATGACAAAAAAGAATATTGTATGTGTTACAAAGAGAAATGGAGCCAAAGAGGCTCTCGATCTCAATAAGTTCCATAAAGTCGTAGGATGGGCTTGCGAAGGTATTAGTGGTGTTTCTGCTTCAGAGATAGAATTAAAATCTCAAATTCAATTTTATGATAACATCAAGACTGTTGATATCCAAGAAACACTTATTAAGGCGGCTGCAGACCTTATCAGCGAAGAAGCCCCAGGGTATCAATACGTAGCATCTAGATTGATCAATTATAATCTACGAAAACAAGTATATGGTAAAACTAAAGATTGGATGTTTGATATTCCACACCTGAATGATCATATCAATACTACTGTAGATTTGGGCTATTACGACTCAGATATTACTGGCGTGTATAGCGACGAAGAGCTAGACAAGATCAACAATATGATAGATCACGAGAGGGATTATAATATTGCTTATGTCGGTATGGAACAGTTCCGTGGTAAATATCTTATTAAAAACCGAGTGTCAGGCGAGGTGTTTGAAACACCGCAGATGTGTTTTATCATGATTGCTCTAACTTTATTCCGCGAATACGATAAGAGGTATGATAGCGAATATAGGCTTGGGATGATCAAATCTTTTTATGATTGCATTTCTAACTTTGAAATCTCTCTCCCGACTCCAATCATGGCTGGTCTACGTTCCCCTCAGAAACAATTCTCTTCGTGTGTTTTGGTGGAAACTGATGATTCGTTGGATTCCATCAGCGCTACATCATCGGCGATCGTTAAATACGTTTCTCAGAAAGCAGGTATTGGTATTGGCGCTGGTAGAATCAGGGCTATTGGTTCTAAGATTCGAAACGGAGACACCACGCATACCGGGACAATTCCGTTCTTTAAACACTTCCAGAGTGCAGTCAAAAGTTGTAGTCAAGGCGGAGTTCGCGGGGGAGCTGCAACGTTATATTATCCCATCTGGCACTACGAGGTGGAGGATCTATTAGTACTCAAGAATAATAAAGGCACTGAGGATAACCGTATTCGACATATGGATTACGGCGTGCAGTTCAACCGTTTAATGTACCAGCGTGTTATAGAAAATAAAGATATAACACTGTTCAGTCCTAATGATGTTCCTGACTTGTACGATGCTTTCTTTATCGATAATGATAAGTTTGAAACCTTGTATGAGAAATATGAGAAATCTACTAAAATTAGAAAGAAAACAGTTCCAGCGATAGAGTTGTTTTCTTCCTTTGTACAAGAAAGAAAGGACACTGGTCGCATCTATTTGATGAATGTGGATCACGCAAATGATCATGGATCTTTTATCAAAGACAAAGCGCCTATCAGGATGAGCAATCTCTGTTGCGAAATCACACTCCCAACAAAGCCACTGAACAATATCAATGATCCAGCTGGTGAGATTTCACTATGTACTCTTGCCGCGGTCAACTGGGGTAAAATCAAATCACCCGAAGACTTCAAGAAACCATGTGAAGTTATTGTCCGTGCATTAGATGAATTGCTGACATATCAAGATTACCCAGTACTAGCTGCAGAGATATCAACGATGAACCGCAGACCACTTGGTGTTGGTATCGTTAATATGGCGTATTGGATTGCTAAGAATAATCTATCTTACCAGAATATTGATAAAGATGGCCTCCAAATGATCCACGAATACACAGAAGCATGGTCTTACTATCTGATTAAAGCGTCTATTGATTTAGCAAGAGAAAGAGGCGCGTGTCTAAAGACTGATGAAACCAAATATTCACAAGGTATCATGCCTATCGACACTTATAAGAAAGATGTCGACGAGCTAGTTGACCCTGTGTACCATTATAACTGGGAATCACTTAGAGAACAAGCAAAAGAATACGGTATTCGAAATTCAACTTTGATGGCATTAATGCCGTCAGAAACATCAGCGCAGGTCTCGAACTCCACTAACGGGATTGAGCCCCCAAGAGCTCTAGTCTCTATCAAACAATCAAAGGATGGTGTGCTGAGGCAGGTTGTTCCAGAAATTCGGAAGTTGAAAAACAAATATGATTTGTTGTGGGACCAGAAATCACCAATAGGTTATTTGAAGATTTGTGCTGTTCTGCAGAAATTTATCGACCAAGGAATTTCAATCAACACATCATATAACCCACAACATTATACCGACGAGAAGATTCCGTTGAGTGAGATGATTCAACACCTATTAGTCTGTTACAAATATGGAACGAAACAGCTGTATTATTTTAACACATATGACGGTGCTGGTGAGATCGATGTTTACAACTCAGAGCCTGAATTGGCTGTGGGTGAAATTGACGAGGAAGATTGCGATTCCTGTCACATCTAAAATTTAAAACTTGACTTTATATTGAAACTACGTTATACTACGTTATAATTAATTTACCTAACTAAGGATGTCTCGCGTGAAAGTATTTGATACTAATAGCAAGAAAAGCCATATGGATTCTAAGCTCTTTTTGGACGAATCACCTACTATTGCAAGATACGATATGCAGAAATACCCATTTCTGGATAAGCTCACCGAAAAGCAGCTGGGTTTCTTCTGGACTCCACAAGAAGTGGATATCTATAAGGATAGCAAAGACTTCAAGCAACTCAGCTCGCATGAGCAACATATTTTTACATCAAATCTCAAAAGGCAAATATTACTAGATTCAGTGCAGGGTCGTGCACCCACTGCTGCTTTTGGTAGTATTTGCTCCCTTCCGGAATTAGAAAACTGGATCATCACCTGGGCTTTCAGTGAGACAATCCACTCTCGATCATACACTCATATCATTCGAAACATTTACTCGAATCCATCTGAAGTGTTTGATACTATCATGGACACGGATGAAATTGTTGATTGTGCTGATCAAATTAGCGAGTACTACGATAAACTTATCCACTTCAATAATGCTGTGGATATGGGTATGCCCGTATCTTCATACGAACATAAGAAAGCTATCTGGCTGACTCTCATGTCGGTGAATATTTTGGAAGGCGTTCGCTTTTATGTCAGCTTTGCTTGTTCGTGGGCTTTCGCTGAACTGAAGAAAATGGAAGGTAATGCAAAGATCATTAAGTTGATTGCTCGTGACGAAAATCTCCACCTAGCCGGTACTCAGCAATTGTTAAAGGTGCTGCCGAAAGACGATCCTGATTTCGCTAAGATACGCGAAGACACCCTTGATGAATGCATCCAGATGTTTGTTGACGCTGTCGATCAAGAAAAGTCATGGGCTGATTATTTGTTTGCTGATGGTAGCATGATTGGTCTCAACTCAGAACTTTTATGTGACTACATCGAGTGGATTGCGAATAAACGCATGACAGCTGTTGGCGTCGAATCCCCATACAAAGGCGGATCAAATCCTCTACCGTGGACTGCTAAATGGATCAGTGGAGGGGATGTTCAAGTGGCGCCACAAGAAACGGAAATAACGAGCTATATTGGTGGTGGAGTTAATAAGGACGTGGGTGAAGATACATTCAAGGGGTTCTCGCTTTAATGACCTCGAAGCCATATATAAATATTCTGAAATGGGATATTTTATTATGTGGCTCTATGAGAATAAAGAATTCGATGGCGAAGATATCTCTGATTTTGCAGGTTTTGTGTATATTATTACCAATTCTGAAACCAATAAGAAATATATTGGTAAAAAACTATTCAAAAACACAAGACATGTTCGGCTGAAAAGCAAAAAGCGCAGAGAGAAAAGAGTTACTGAATCCGATTGGAAAGATTATTTCGGGTCCAATAAAGTTTTGATTGAGGATGTGGCTTCCATGGGCGCAGATAAATTCCAAAGAGAAATATTGAGATTATGTGCAACCAAAGGCGAGTGTAATTATTGGGAAGCGCATTACCAGTTCAAACATGAGGTGTTGTTGCATCCGGAAGATTGGTACAATGAACATATCTGGGTCAGAGTCCACCGCACTCATGTTAATAAAATAATAAAATAAAACTTGACTTTAATGCATTATTACCGTATACTACTTGTATAATTTACTAAAAAAGGAAACGTAATGAATACTCTAGCTATAACTAACTTGGTTAATATTGTTTCTGAGTCCAATCTATTCGAACTTGGTATTATTGCACATATAATACCCGCCTCAATTATTGTCATCGCCGCAATCCTTGCTATCATTAAAGTTGCCATGAAGCCTATGGCTCTCCTTGCGTTAGCTGGACTTCTTGGTTGGGGACTTTTGACCACTGGATGGTTTAGTTTTTAGGGGTGATTAGTCATATGTCGCAGAAAAAAAGAACATGGTACACCGAGAGAGAATGGTTCCGTGATGTGGGTTGGGGAGTTGTTCCAGAAGAATATCAAAAGAACTACACTGAACCTGATCAGTCTGAACCTGAACAACTAGAACCTGAACAACTAGAACTGTTTGATGAACATAGAAAGAAAATAGATGCCAAGAACGGCGGATGCACGCCTAGCTCTATCCGAAAAAGCTAGACGTAAACGTAGCGAGACCAAAGCTTTGTTGGCTCGACTGAGCACTAACAAAATCAACAAACTAAGGAAAATTGAAAACAAACTAAAGAAATCAACCATTAATAATATTATATAGGATTTGATTATAATATGGATTTACCTAAAAAAGATATGCTGAGCATAGAAGAACACAACTACTTCATGTTCAATAAAAAGTTTGACGCCGCTTCGTGCGGTGAAGCCATGAAGTTTATTCTTGAACGGAATTTAATGGCGGAAAATAAGCCTAAAGAAATGAAGATGTTGATCAATTCTCCAGGCGGCGAAGTCAACTCTTGTTTCGCTTTGGTTGACACTATGAAAGGTTCGCCAATCCCAGTACACACCTATGGGTTGGGATTGATTGCTTCTTGTGGTCTGTTGGCTTTTATTGCTGGCGAGAAGGGCAAACGTTACATTACCAGAAACACCAGTATCCTCTCGCATCAGTTTAGTTGGGGTAGCAGTGGTAAAGAACACGAGCTATTCGCTAAAGTTAAAGAGTTCGAGTATTCACAAGTACGTATGATTGACCACTACAAGAAGTGCACAGGGTTGTCTGAGAAAGAAATCCGTAAGTATCTACTACCACCTGAAGATGTTTGGCTGACTGCTAAAGAAGCTGTGAAATATGGTATTGCTGACGAAGTAGTGGAGTTTTATTGATGTCTATGATTCGGTTTAGTACGGAAGAAGTATTTGATACAGATTCGCAAGAGTATCAAATACTTTATAATGCAGCGAAGGAAGTAGGCTCTACACCTGGCGCTGTTGTTGAGATTGGCACTCGCCGCGGCGGTTCTGCTAAAATCATTATGGATGCATTAGTTGAGACTAATAGCGCCCAAGACCGCCCAATGTTTTGTATCGATCCATATGGCAACATTGATCTAGAAATCACCAATATCAACGCTTCAATCCATTATCCAGGGAAGTATGAAGTTGAAGGTGATGCTATGTCGAAAGACGACAGCTTCGCCACTAAGTTTGATTATACTAATAGTATGCGGAATCGGATTATCCCGTCTTTGTATTATTATGCATTCCAAGCTGGCTTCAATTTTACTTTCTTCTGTTTGGAGGACACTGAGTTCTTTAAACGATATGCCGATGGTGTTCCAATCTACGATGAAGAGAAAAAACTTGTGGATCAATACGCCTTTGTCTTCTATGATGGTCCTCATACAAACGAAGCCGTCGATGAAGAGATGGCGTTCTTCGTCCCGCGATCGCCTTTGGGTGCTGTGGCTGTTTTTGACGATATTTGGATGATGGAACACGATAAAATTGTAGAAGATAAGTGGTTTTTTAATCAGAAAGATACTGGCCAGAAATGGGAGATTCTAGAGAAAGGCGAAATCAAAGCGTCTTATATTCGGGTTTCATAGTATTGAAATTAAAACCAATAAATAAATTATTGGCTCTGGTTGCTTATGTGATCAGAGCCATTACTAGGAAAAATAAATGAGGGTTAATAATAAAATGAATGTCGTCATATATTCGAAACCAAAATGCGGTTTTTGTAATAATACAAAAGCCTTATTGAATTCCAAAGGTATCGGGTTCACAGAGATGGTTTTGGGGCAAGATTTTACAAGGGATTTCCTGATGGAAACTTTCCCAACAGCTAAGAGTTATCCGGTTATTGTCATCGATGGTTTCAATATCGGTGGTTTCAAAGAACTGCAAACTCAATTAAATGAACAAGTAGAAGACAACCGTAAACTACTAAACGAGTAAGAAAGTATAAATTATGTATAGCCGTGATGAAGTTATTAAAGACCTACGCGCTGGTGTATTAGAAATCCGTTTCACTAAAGCGGATGGAACCACGCGTATTATGAAGTGTTCTCTGTCAGAGAAATTCCTACCACCTTCGTTCCAGAACCTAGACGAACAGGAACAAGAGAAAACCTTCCATAAAACTAACCCAGAAGTGGTTGCATGTTGGGATGTAGAAAATGTTGGTTGGCGCTCATTCCGTATGGACAGCATTCAATATATTCAATTCTTGGATGCATACTAATGACAGGCGTTATCGGATACACATTCGGATCGTTTGATTTGATGCATGCGGGCCACAGCGTTTTCTTCAGAGATTGTAGGAAGCACTGCGACCTTTTGTTTGTTGGACTACATACTGATCCCAGCACCGACCGTTCTAGTAAAAATAAACCCGTCCAGACTGTATACGAGCGGTACGTGCAGCTTATTAATTGCCAATGGGTTGATCATGTTATTCCATATGAAACAGAAGCTGATTTGATCAATCTTATTCAGACCGCTAACCAGATTGATGTTCGTTTCTTAGGTTCGGATTATCTTTTAAGCAGTTTCACAGGCAAAGACTTGTGTGTTGCGAAAAATATCGATATTAAATATATCGATAGGCATCATTCATTTAGTTCGTCCGAATTAAGAAACAGAGTAGGAAACCATTATGTCGAATCGTGGACCGAGTAGTGAATAGGGCGGTATTTTTTGATCGTGATGGGGTTATTAATCCTCTGATCGAGAGACCGAACGGATCTCTAACATCGCCATGGAATATAAATGAGATGGAGATATATTCTAGCGTCCCATATAACATGTCGCGATTGAAGGACTTCGGATTCCTGGTTTTT